CACCTTATCTAAATGCGCTAATGCCAGCGCCCCATGCTTCTCCGCCTCATCTAACTTCCCAGCGCGATGGGCATACCCAGCGGCTAATTGATGCTTCTCCGCCGCTTCGTTGTGCTGCTGCCAAGTAGCCCCCCTCTTACTCGCCGCCTTAGTCGCGGCCTGAGCCTCTTTATGCTTTATCTCATAGTCTTTCAGCTCTTTAGACTTACCAGCACGAGGCTTGGTCTCTGTTCCGCCGGCCTTTGAAGCGCTGGTGTACACTTTACGGCCTTTTTCATTGACATAAAACCGGCCCCCCCTCGGTCCGGTTTGCCAACTCACTATAGAAGTGACTTTACGAGGCATTGCTCCCGCCCATAGTCGGCTTTTGCTTCGCCTGCGCTAATTCCAACTGCCTTTGATGGGCGTCTTCCGCCTGTCCCTTTGCCTGGGCGCTCTGCTGCTGCTGCTGCTCACTCTGTTTATCTTCCGCGTGTTGTTGCTTAGCGAGTGCGTCCTCCTTGCGGTCAATCATGGGCTCCAAATCCCAATAACTTGGATTCTTCTTGCCCCAAATCTTCTTCACATCACCGAAGCGCATCTTTCGCACTTCATGGCCAAACGAATGCTCAATAACTACGCTAATTTTAACGTCATCCGCTTGCATAAACTGAAGTGTCTGTGGATCAATAAGATAGCACTTCCTCTTGGTGTACTTTTGTCCGTCCTGCCCAGCTACTTCCATCTCCACGATGCGACCACCGCAGTTTTTGCAAATATCAACAGGGAAGAAACGTCGTTTAACCAACTGCCAGATGCGCAAAATGAAGTAATTGATACGTTCACAGCCAGACTCGTACGCCGGTCGTTTTCTCTCAATATCCTCGATCAATGGCTGAAATTGCACTTGCAACGCCACGCCACTAGTATTGGACACGGGCTGAATTCGCCCTAGTGAGCCTTCGGGAATCGAAGAAATGTCAAACAGCACCTGACGGACCAACTCTAAGTACTTATGACTAGCCGGAAGGTCCCCACCTAACTCCAGGTTGAACACTTTCGCGTCTGCTGGGAACCCGGCCCACATGTTTTTAGGCCCACGGTCCAGATTCTTCGCCTTAGCACCTGTAATAATAGTAATGGGAGCGGCGTGATAGTTAACGATGTCCGAGACATCAGTCATTTTCTCATTGAATTCCCGCTGTATATCAATCACTCCGTCCAAGTCGGACATTCCAAAATATTCGTTGGGGAACGGCAGGTTCTTAATATGCACCAGCGGAATTTCCCCAAGGTCATTTGGTCGTTCAGTCCGATCGGCTCCATCCCACCCTTCAATGATCCGATCAGGGTAAATGTCCTCAATATACCGCCGTTTCCGAGATACGCCGATCGATCCCAGCGTCATCGGCGTTCTCCGATCATCCCCCGGCTGAATCGGAGCAAAGTCAGCTACTTCTGTAATAATGCGAACCGAAAGAAGTTCCTCCATATTAAGAGGATTCCAGTACGGAAACACCTGGTGGGACCCTAGCAGACGAATCCGAATGTTCCCCTCTGTATACGGATTTACAGCCTTCATCGCGTCGCTGGGAGGCTGATAAGCAACCAACACAAATGCGTCACCTGTCACCCCACCAGTGATCGCCATGTCATTAAGAAGCTCTTGTTTCTTATTGTACTTCCAAACTTCGTCAAGAACCGGCTTCGTGGTTTCTCGGAAAGCTTCAGGGACGCCAATAGTCATCCCCTTTCCAACCAGCCACGTAGCTTTCTTGTTAACAATAGTCTGGCAATAATTAGCGGTAACAAGAGGCTCACCGTCTTCCCGCTGAAAAGACCACTGTAGCCCTTGAAAAAAACGCCAATGCTCCTCGTACCGCTTCAATCGCAACGAATCCTGTGGATTCAAAGCAACAGAAGACAGGTAATAAGGAGCATTCCTGCGCTCATAGGGCACCGCAGTTCCGCCCGTGCCCTGGAGGCTTAAGAATTGTATGGGCATTAACAGTCCCTTTTTTGCACTGCTAGCTTAAACTGTATTACCTTTTACGACTGTCGTAGATAAATTAAAGCATTGAAGAAATTTCATTGTGATCTCCTTTTTAGTTGATTCAACACGTCTCTAGCGTTATTCATCGTATTATTAGCAATTCTCCTAGCCTGAGTAATGGCAGGAAACGCTCCGCACGGAATCGTCAGCTCGTCCTCTTCTATCGAGGGATAGGACTGTCGATCCGACGCTGTTTCGCGGCCCTCAGTTCCCCACGAATTTCGCCTAGAAGAGCCGAAATCTCTATCCACTTTAGATTAGCCTCCTTAACAAACTCGTGTAGTTCAGTGTCTTTTGCGAAATTAGACTGTGTATCTCGAAGGCGATTTACCTGCTCAACAGCCTCTTCCAAGGTTTCCTTTAGCGCCTTTATCCTTCCTTCGCAAATACATCCCTGGCTTTCAATTCCTAAACTGACTTCATTTTTTAATGAAATGAAATCACCCCTTAGTGCTGAAACACTTTTTTCAAACGCCTTGACCGCGTGCACCCTGGCCACCACCCATCCGCCAATAGCCCCCGCGGCTGGACTGACGACCATCTTCAGCCAATCAGTCCAATCAAATGTCATTTGTTACCGGACTTGTAATCCGTCCTCTGTAACCCACCAGGAATTCGCAGATGTCTGGTAGTTACTCCCACCATAAAATCGTTTTGCATAATCTTCCGCCTCAATTCTTTTTGCTCCGGTGTTTCCTCTTCCACCTGTTGATTCACAATTGGGGTTCTATGCTCACTCATTTATCCGCCTCTTTTAGATTCTCGGCTGGAATAGCAGATCCGTCATTTTCAGTAATAACAAAGGTTCTGCCCCTCTGATACCGCATCCCTCTATTATTACGCCTCTCATACGTGGCAAGAGTTGCCTGCATGCCCTCATCAACAGACACCGGTCGACCACCATCGTCTTTGGCTTTTCTTGAAGAAGTGCCCCTATGATTAAATACCCTAGGGGCCTCTTCCGCCTGTTCTTCTACGTAGATAATAGGCATCACATAGCCGGAGTGCCGAGATTATATACCTCTACCGTGCTCGTGTCTGACGACGCTAACGAGTTCCCCGCCGAAAAAGACGCCACGGCCACCTGCGTATCACTAACTCTGGCAACAGACCACTTGGCCCCAGGAGTCCCTCCAGCAGTCACCTGCCTAACGGCCAATAGATCCCCGGTCTTATTCTGCATATTGATAGTGGCCAACCCAGACACCAACGCCTGCTTAACTCCATTAGACCCAAGATTACGGGCATCAACCACTTGCTGAAAGATGGGAGCTCCGCCCGTTTTCAACTGGATCAACTGAGCAAAAATACTCAGCCCGTCTGGAGTAGGCTGAAGATCCAAACGAAATGAATTATCAGGAATAGAAACAGTGAACCCTAACAACTCGCACACCCAGCTAATTAAATTCTGAACACTTGGGTGCATCTGAGTAGACACAACAGGGGCCTTAGTGGCTGACATTTACACGCCTCCGTTCTTATCGAATTTCCCGCCGGCTGGTTCACCACTATTTCCTCCCTGCGGAACATGTGGCTTCCCGTCAGACCTGTATGGCATACGCGTATTAGGCCGCAATTCGGGGCGCGTGGCTTTCTCCGTCCCCTGCCCCCCTTGCTCGTGTGAACCAAAGGTACCGTGCGAACTACCAACGCGCACTGACGAATAGTCATATGCGCCAATTGCACTTGGGTCATCCGTGGTCTGCACGGGAATACGCCCACGGTCATAATTGCGGAATTCTGGCTGTCCTACTCTTCCACTTTGCACCACGTTATTCCGAGCCGCCTGTTCGCCCTTCTCAAAAGACTCCCTAATAGAGGTCTGAGAGTCAGGGCCTGACGGGTTCGCCTTCCTACGTTCGCGCTCTTCCCACTGGCGCCCCATACGCTCGTACTTTTGATCAGGGCTCATCCTGGCCAATTCGCGCTCTTCCCGCTGGGCCTGGAGACTCTTCCCGCCATCGTATGCACCAATAGGACATGACTCTGCCCCCATCGGTCCAGGGAACGGAGCCATTGAGCTCTCGGTCTGCACACCCACTTCATTCCCACCCTTCGGCGGATTCAGGAACACACGCCTTAGGTCTTTCACGGGCAGTCCCCTTTCTTTCCTTTATACTTTTTATCGTCGCGAAGATGGATTGGCGGTGCTGCTCCAGGAAAGGGGGGCTTTCCCCCATTGTGGTTCTCCCATCCATGAGGCTTAAGAACCGGAGCTTTTTTCTTACTAGCCACGGCTACTTCCACCGCCCAATAGACGGCTCAATGACAAGCTTATTATACCCAATTTGGGCTCCAGAGCCGGCACTATACCCCGTGCGGGCCACGAAGAAGACGTCTCCTGGGTTAAACGACCAGTTATTGATCAGACTAAAAATACTAATCTGATCTGTCTTGAACGTGGACAAAGTCAACGCAAAAGTCGCACTCAAAATGCTAGCAGTAGACCCGCCAACACCGGCTGAAAGCTTCTGAATGTCAAACGTTAGCGTCTCACTAGTATTAGGGATGGACTCAGCCACGATATACGCGTCAGAAATCAATCCCTGAAAATCAGCAACCCAAATCAGGTTGTTAGCCAAGTTTGCCGCAATAGCCTGAACATTCTCTTTCAAGTTCATGCGACCAACCAATTGTTTGATCGCCGTCTCCGTCAACGGATAGTCAAACAGCGGCGTCATGATTGTTCCAGGATTAACCCACTTTGACATTGTTTTTCTCCTCTATCTCCGATATCGATTTGCACGTCCACCGTTAGACGCATTTCTCTGCCTATCATATATCGGGCTGCACTGACTCACCACGAATTCGTCCGACTCCGGCAAAGACGTGGCCCAACAGCACAAAGCTCCGCTGTCCGCGTAGTCATCATGCTCCCCCTCGGGAGCAAAGCACCGCATATACACCCCCACTCTCTCCCGAAGAAGTTCTTCATGCTCATGGAGAAAGTTCTCAAATGTCACTAATTTTCTCGTGTTATCTCCCGCCACATATCGAAGCCTTCCTGCCTCTAATTCCTGGATGTAAAACTTATAAATCATGTCATTCCCGACATGACTCATCACGAATGGAATAATTTTCACCCCAGGTATTAGGCTAGCCAACTGCTCCGTAAGCGGGTCTCCCACCCCTGTTCCATCAGCCACAACCGTATCTACCGAGTATCGTTGCAATGCCTCCACCACATCATTCAATATGTTGAACCACTTCCGTCCCGGTATTTCATACCATGCAATAATAGTCTTCTCGTAAAAGATCGGTGCCTCCTCCCCGGGCCGGACAACGGCTCTTGTGTCAATAATCTGGTCGTTTCCTACCTCTGCAATAGTTAGGATAGTGACGTCTCTTTTCCGCCCGTAGTCGAGACCCGCCACAACTCTCTTATTAAGACAGTACTCTTCAAACTCCCTATCGTAGTCGCCTGCTTCGTATAGCGTGTCCCGATCAATAGCCCCTGAGTTTGCCTCTTGCCACATTAATCGGAAATTTTGACGGAACTCCTCGTTCTCTTTATTCCCGCCAAGACGCCTCAGCTCTGTTTCCACCCACTTCTCATAGGCTAAGTGTCGCCGATCCCCGGTCTTCTCGTAGGTCTTCCGCTTTTCCTGGATAACCAACTCATATGGGAATTCAAAATGATTCCTCTTCCCACCTTGCTTCTCAATCTCAATATTTTGCTGAATAACTTTTTTGAAGTTACCTCGCAGGTTATTAGCCGTTCCGATCATTAGCATTGTCCCATTGGTCGCTGCCAACATCGGACGAATCTCTTTATTGACCTTTACTTCGCCAACAATCTGAGCCTCGTCAATAATAACAAGATGGTACGTGCCCCCCTCCACGTTGCTTTGCTCGCTCGCCGTCTTCGCATTCACGAAGCTACCGTTAGTCCACGAAACCACGTCTCCGCGGCTCGTAGCTACGTCCACAGAGATGTCCGGGTCTGAGTAGATGCCCTTAGCTGGGTCACTCTCCGCCCGCGTGCGAATACGGGAGTAGATGTAATCAGACTGCTGCTGCTTCGGAGCAAATATACCAATCCAAAATCCAGACGCATACCTGGTAAATCGCGTGTCGTCCGGGTAAGCCCGTCGAAGTGTTGGGATAATGAGACAAAGAGCCGATGCCAGCGAAGCCAATGACTCTGATTTTCCGCTCTGGCGGCTCCAAAGCCCTGTAATTGTGGCCCCCTCATCATCCAGTATCGACTCCACAATCCGGCGCATAAACAGGCGCTGGTATGAGTACAGGACTATGCCTGCTGGCTCATTATAAATCGATACGAACTGTACTACTAAATCACAAAGCTGAAGAGTCGTTAGAGGACAGGTTCTTTTTTCAGGTTCAATACCAATTGTTTCCATCCACGAGATACCTCACTCTGAAAGAGTTTAGTATCCCTTAGACCAAATGACAAATGCCCTTCGTAGTTGTCAGCTACTATAGCCATCGCTGCCACAATAATACTCAAGTACTCTACCCTACTGTCTCTAACTCTAAACACCATCTCCCCGGTTCCGTCTAAATTAGCCTCCTTAGACGGAGACTCATTGTCACTAAAAGCGTAGATGGAAGCCGAAAGGGCGGAGATACTGGCGCACACTTGCACCCTATCTTCGCCCTCATTGGCATGCCCTTGAATCTCAATCACTAGTCCGTCGCTTACGTCCTGCGTGGTCACTGTGATCATTATTTACCTTTTTAATTACGATTGGTCAATCAGCTTTTATGTTCCGCGGGTGAAAAGCTGACGAATAAACCCTAATAAGCTATTTCTTTTTCGACACCGTGGCTCCAGCGTTGAAACTCGCTCGTGTTCCTGCTGTTACTCCGCGGAAAGCTTCTCTAAGCGCATTGTAAGCTCTACCAAAGAACCCGCCTTTTACTTCTGCCTCCTGCCGCGTGGACTCAGAAGGCGCCTTAGCGCGCGCGGGCACCTGCCCCGAATCCACGCCGCTTTGCCGCGCCGAGACGAGCAGGCGTGCGGGCAATCTCACGCATCCTGCGATCCGACTGCTTCTTAGACGTGCGAGGGAAACGCCCTCCCTGCACCGGTCCCAACCCAAACTTCTTTCGACCCGCATTGACAACCCTACGAGTCGTCACGCTTCCACCACGAGCCGAGCCGCCACGAGCCGAGCCGCCGCCACCACCAAACGTCTGAAGGAACTTCATTGTTTTGCCTTTCTCCGAGAATGCATCTCGTTTAGAGCAGCATAGATGTGCAACTCGAAGTGCGCAAACATTTTATGGCGTCAACAGTGCCTTGATCCGCGACTTACACGCGGAACACACACCACACGGCTTCTTACCATTACTAAAACAAGACCAAGTCAGCTCGATAGGTACGTTCAAGCTCCGAGCTAATTCTACGGTCTCCGTCTTCGTGTGGTCCACAAGGGGAGCCCAAAAAATGGACGGTCTCCCTTGCATTCCCGCCTGAGTGTTCTCATTCAGCACTCGCTGCATATTGTCAATAACTGATTGATCTGCGTCAGGTGTTAGTACTTCTTCTCCTTCATCCACTTTAATGAATCCCATGCACACGTACTTTGCCCCCACGGATTCTGCGAATGCCGCAGCCAATGACATAAAAATAATATTACGACACGGAACATACACTTGAGTTGCCGAACTCCCCACCGATGTCAAAATAGACTCATCAAACGAAAGCCCGTCAATACTCACGGTCTTTAGAGTCCTTATCTCCGCCCCCCTCGCTGCGTACTCCCGCACCACACTAGAAGCTGCCATGAGCTCCTTTTTGTTTCGCTGAGAGTAGTTAAAGCAAAGAGGGTAGCACTCCAGCCCTGCTTCGAGTGCCACCCCCATAGCTACAGTGGAGTCCAGTCCACCAGACAGTAAAACTATGGCGCTAGCTCTTTCCATTCGTCCATTGTAGCCGGTTCATCAACCACCGCCTGTTCGATTCTCACTATTTCCGCCATTCTTCTGTCGTTCAGTCGATGCCCACGGTCGCACGAGCCACTTGCATAGACAGCCAACGGCCATCGTGGGCAAAGACGCGCGCTTGCCCTAAGACGCGCGCTTGCAATTCGCGTGGCTTCTCCAATGTCTAGCACCGCCGTCCTTGGTGCCCCATGCAATTGGTAAGCGGTTCGAGCTTGCCCTCCATCTCCTACGGCGCTTTGCTGAAATCGGCTCTCCTCCCATGCGGTCACCAGCAACGTTGCTGCTTCTCTGGGAGTCTCCGCCACATTCCAAACTTCTACTGCAATTGCCCTTGCGTCTTTCATTTTCTCCGCCCCCGGGGAGATTGCAGCAAGCATCAACAATATCGTCGGTAAATCCATTACACTGGTCCCTTTCCTTTAATAAAGCGGTTTTTTATCGGACAAGTCAAGCCGACCAACGCCTCAGCACTGTGCTCACTAAAACGTAATCCGCAAGAACAATGCTCTAAGTCCCGCTTCGCTAAAATAACGCCTCCCCATCTAGTCCCGGCTGGCGGTGTAACTTTCTCACGAAAAGCCTTTGTCTCTCCAACGATCTTATTGACCATTGCAGTGGCGTAGGCTTTCCCAGCCTCTCCCAACTGTCCTAGCGTTTTTGTCAGCGAAGCAGTAACAGCCTCATTAGCTTTTTCTCGAACCTTGATTCGAGCTTCCGCTTGTTGCTGTTCCCTCACGTCTTCCGTCGAGATACGCATAGGGAAGCTCCTTTACCGGCTCTGGCCTTACCAACTTTCCTCGGAGAATGAGAAGAGCCTGCTTTAGGTACCTAATGGCAGGCTCTTTGCAACTCTCTCCACAAATAAGTAGCTGACCTTCTTTCAACCTATTACCACAACCAGGGGCAATACACACAATTCTTTTTCGCCCGAGAAGCTTTTCAGCTCTGAGTCGCTTCCCTTTAGGCCTCCCTGGCTTGTTGGGCTTGATAGTCACTAGCTGAGAGATAGACAGGTTTATTACCGGGTCTTCCCCATTTGCTAATGCAGCCTTTACGCCGTCCCAAATGCTCACGGCGACGGCGGGAACCAGAAGCTAGGCGTGTCATTAGAATTTCCCAATGACACCGTCGCGACTTCCAAGATTACGTCGTTCTGCGGATCTGGGTTGTACGCCTGAATACTCGTGATTCCCTCCCCAGGGTACAACGTCATAATGTAAATTCCCTGAATTCCAAGCGCAATGGGCCCAGGAGCATTCGCGTCACTGCTCCGCAGCACAAGCACGGCCTTCACGTTAGTCACAAAAATAACCATTAGCGCTTCAGTAATCCCAGACGGAAGGTCCAAGGTCACTGTTGTAAGCGACGTATAGCTCCCCCCATGCGGAAGCATCACTTCCTTATAACGAGACAAAGTCGTGTCAATAGTTTGAGACAACCCAATCTGCGTATCCCTCCGCGGAGATGTTACATCGACAGTCCCAGCTATGTTAATTACGCTATCTCCACTCATTTGTTTGGCTCCTGTTTTACTTCTGCCCTAATGACTCCCTGTACAATAGCAAGAATAGCATCAGGAGCGTAGACAGCGGTGATCTTACCCTCTTCGTCTACTAAACGAATGGGTTTCCAATACTCTTGCTTAGCGGCGTGCTCCTCCACCTGCTGATAGTATTGGTCAATCAAGTTAACACTGGAAAGAATACTCTGCGGAGGAGCGTTACGAACCACTATTAGGTACGGGGTAAGACTGTCCAATGCTTCTTTAGCCTCTTTATCCGTTGTCATCAGCTAGCTCCATAACAAAGACTTGATCACAATGCTCACAATAATAAACAGGACGCAACCTAACTAGCTCTCCACTTTTCAGTGTGATGCTCTTGCATGGCCTTTCTAGTGCGTTCCTAACTGTCTTCACTCTATCATTTAGTGTGTCAAAGCCAGCCGGCCCAACTCCCAACCGGTTCATCTGCCTAACTTGGTCTTTCACGCACACATGCTCTACTTGGTCATAACTACCGACAAGAACAAACACATTGTCCGGCTTGGAGTGGTCCCTATTCTTATACGCCTGATAGAACGAATGAAACTTCGTAATATCACGGATCATGGTTCTCTTGCCGCCTTGAGCGCTTTTCTCATCACCGCGATCTCCCCCTCCGTGCAGTTCGCGATCTCTTTAGTTAGTTCTTCTCTCACCATGTCCCCACGAAGCCCGTCTTCCAGCACAACTTGAAGCATAACTTTTAGAGTACTATCACTCCCCTGTGTCCACCCTTCCGTCTTTTCCAAGCAACTTCGTAATATCCGTACTAAGACTGCCCGTGTCAGTGATTGACCCAGGGCCGATAAGTCTTCTGACGTCACTGGTTTCTTCTCCATCGATTAGCCCCTTCAAACAGTCAGAACACATTTTTCTGTCACCACTAATTGCCACTACTTTCCGCCTTGGATGGATCGAACAGCGAAGCTTATCTGCCAATGTTTTTACTTCTGACAGGGCTTCAACTGCCACTTTTAGCTTACCCAAGTCATAAAGCTTTCTAATCTCCTCATGTTCCACGGTTATCCGCCAAAACAATCTTTTGCTCCGGAGGGACTATTACCAATTTCCCGCCTGGAATCTCTTTTAGCGTAGCCCGTTCCCCTTCAATGCCCATGAGGCTCAAAAAGAAGTCAAACACCACTGCCTTAGGAGCCCTCGTATAAGTAAAATAGCGAAGTGAAAGCTGGAGCAGTGCAACTGCAACA